AGGTGATCGCATACACGCCGCAGCCCGATTCGTCGCCGGATGCGACAAACTCGATCTGGGCCTGTGTGTTCTCCAGGCTCCGTAGTTCCACGATCGCCCTGGCGTGACAATCCTCGCCGCTTGAGTTGTAGGCAAGCGCTACGCCCCCCGACAGGGCCACACCGCCGGCGCCTGGGCGGAAGAGCGTGCCCGTCTCGCGCTGGACCCGGGCGGCGTCAATGAACCGGTTGTAGGTCCCTGCGGGGATCCGCAACCGATCACCGCTCCGGACCTTCTTCATCTCGTCGCCCATCCCTGTCCTCCGAAGCCTCGTGCGAAGGAGGAGCCTAGATCCCCAGCACCGAGAAGTCCGCCAATTCGTACACACGCTCCACGTAGACGGCTACGGGGGCCTTCACGAGGACGTGCGCGAACTCATCCTCCTTGTCCTCATACCAGACCCACATGTAGTCCCAGCCCATCTTGATGACGCCCGTGATGTCGCCGATCTGGATGTTCCGCCGGTTCGGGCTGCCGCAGAACCGGAACGTGATCTCCCAGTCGTCCTCGCTTCGGATCGAGCCGGATGCGCCCAGGAAGAGCACCTCCCCGGCGGCAAGGCCGCGAAATGTGACGTTGTTGACCTTGCCCGTGAGGCGGAAAAGGTTGATCTTGTAGGCGCCGGTCACATAAACCTTCGGCAGGTAATGCGTCTCGGTGAAGTTGTGGATGGGTACGGTGATGTCTACGCCCTCGATGCTGTCCTTCGTCACGCCGATGGCCCCGTGGAAGTCGGGAGCGATTCTGCCAGGGGCAGCATAGACGCCCATGGTTGCAAGGCTCTGCGTGATGTGCTGCGTGCCGCCGCCCGTGTCGAAGCTGTACTCCGAGTGGCCGGTTTCCGGCTCGCGCTGTCGGAGACCGTAGCGCACGATGCCATCCCAGATCGAGACGTCGGGGTTGTTGATGTCTACGAAAACGGGCGAGACTTCACGGCTCCGGCGCACGAGGTTGTCGTAGTAGTCCGGGACCGCGGCGAGCAATGCCGCCTTTGCCGCCATCTCATCCGCCGTGCCCTTAATCGTGTAGCGCCGAGTGGCCGAGGCGTTGTCGCCGGTCGTGATCTCAGGACTGTCAGCCTTCTCTTCGACTGTGATCGCCATCGCAGTCCTCAGGGCTTACTCAAACACCAGACCGCCTTCTACAGCCTGGTCTGTCAGCCTGCGGGTGTTCTTCGCCGTCTCCTCAGTCGCCCGGGCGATGCGGTCAGCCGTGTTGCCCGTGCCGAGTCCCCAGGCGGCAGCCGCCGTGAACGTGCCCACGACGCTGATCCTGCCCAGGGCAGCCTGGAGGCCACCGACCATGTCCTCGAGCTTCGGCGGCACGAACTCCGGCGCTGCTTCCGGTCCCACAGCTTCCTTGGCCTCCCGCGCTGCCTTGGCCGCTTTCAGCGCGGCATCCCACTCAGCGCGTGTCTTCGCCAGCTCGTTCTCGGTGCCCTGGATGCCCGCCTGACGCTCGTCTGCAATCGCCTTCATCTTCTCGTCGTGGGTCTTCTTCAGGCCGGCAATTACATCACTGTGCTGCGCATCCAGGCTTTCCTTCTGCTTCGTTCGTTCTTCCTGAATGGCGGCGATCTTGTTTGATGTATCCTCATCAACGGCAGCAGTGGCAGTCGCCAACCACTCGAGGCTGCGATTCTCCGTAGCAGCCTCTATGACCAGCATGTTCTTGGCGAAATAGCCAGTGAGCCATTCCTGCGCTGTCTTCCACCAACTGGAGAAGTCCTGCCAGACTTTGCGGAGCGTGTACGTCAGGTCTGTCCACTTCCTGGCGATCCAGTCCACGACCTCTTCCCATCCGCTCAGGAAGTCGGACTTGAGAACGGCCCATGTCTCCTTGAGCACCGCAGTGCCTTTCTGCCACTCCATCTTTAGTGTGAGCCACAGAATCCGCGCCGCCAGGGCGATGTCGCCCACTGCGAGGGCATCCTTGATGCCCTGGATGGCGGCCTCCCCATCCTTCTTCAGCTCCTGCCATCTCTCGCCGAGCCAGTCCACGACCTTGCCTCCAAGCCCGGTGAAGTAGACCAGGGCAGCGGCTACCACGAGCACGGCGCCATGCACGCTGAAGAGCATCCCCGCCAGCGTGCCGAGGAGGCTGATCAGGCCGAGGATAGCCTTGGCCGGCAGGGCAACGAGCGTCGCCAGACCGCCGAAGGCCACCCCGAGCGTCTTGACGGCGATGCCGAGACCCATCAGCGCCGTGCCCAGGCCGAACACGACGAGGACCACCTTGGCGAAGCTCTGGACAAGGTCCTTATTCTTGCTGATCCAGTCGGCGATGCTTACCAGCGCGCCCTTGATCCACACCAGCGCGTCCTTCACAGGCTTCGCCAGCGCCTCGCCGATGGTCCGCAGCACCTCAAGGCTTGCCTGCTTGGCCTCGGCGAACCCGTGGGAGATCGTGCTGGTCATCTTCCCGTAGGCTCGCTCCGTGGACCCCGCGCGCTCGGCCATCGCGGCGGCGTTGCCCAGGAAGCCCTCCATGTCCTTCATCGCAGGCAGTATGCCGCGCACGGCACGGACGTTCGGGAAGAGGTTCGTTATGGCCTCCGGCGGTAGGCTCGCGATCCGCTGGAATATGCCCCTCAAGCCCTCCGCCCGAACGGTCGCCGTCGAAAGCTCGAAGCCGAGCGACCTCGCATACTTGGCCGCCTGCGCCGAGGGGTTCAGGAAGTTCGTGATGAGGCCGTTCAGGGCCGTGATAGCCTGCTCGGTTCCCACGCCGTGCCGGTGCATGGTGGCGAGGGCCGCCCCCAGCTCCTCCAGCGGTATGCCTGCCGTGGCGGCGTTGGTGGCGACCTGGCCTATTGCGGGGGCAAGCTCGGCGAACGGGATGCCGCCACGCGACACGATCTGGAAGAGCAGGTTTGACACGTCGGCAGCCCGATCCGCCGAGAGGTTGTATGCGCGCAGCACAGTGGTGATCGCCTGCGCCCCCGTCGCCGCATCCACCATCCCGGCCTCAGCAGCCTTCGCAGAGGCCGCCAGAACGCCCAGAGCCCTCTCCGGCGGGACGCCGGCAGCCAGCACTTCATACAGGCCCTTCGAGAGCGATTCCGTGGAGTCTGCGAACTCGACCGACATCTGCCGGATGGCCTTGCGAAAGGCATCCATGTGCTCCTCGGGCTTCTGGAGCATCGTGGAGACATAGGCCATCTGCTGCTCGAAGTCGGCAAAGACCTTCGTGCCGGCGACCAGGGGCGTGGCAGCGACGCCCGCGATCTTCATCATCTCGACGCCAAGATGCTTGACCTTGCTGCCGAACTCTTTCAGCTCGTGCTCGGCAGCCTTCAGCCCGCGAACAAGCTCGCTCTTGTCGGCGAACAGCTCGACATAGGCTCGCCCTGCCCTGATTGCACCGGTCTTCGCCACTACCTTTTCGCCTTCTTCGGCAGGAGCTTCCGAATCATCCAGTAGGTGAACCCGCCTACCAGCGCCAGCACGAACACGATCCCGACTGCACTAGCGATTACTCGCTGCCATGTCATTGCCACCTCGATCATTTTGCCTCCTTGAACCGACAACGCCGGCAGTACTGAAGCGTCACGACAGTGTGGTTACCGTCAACCCGCGCACAGCGCACCCACGTCGTCTCGCCGCAGTACCTCAACAGGATCGCTGCCGCCCACCTGCACCCGACCAGAGCCTGCGGGTCGGGCTTCTCAAAATGCTTGGCCCACTTCTTCCTGGTCGCCGCCCTCATGTGGTTTGCCTTCTTCACGGCCACCTTACTTTCCCTGCCCTTAACAGGAACCACAGCCCGATGGCCGATGCCGCCAAGGCGATCAGCGCTACGCCAAGAACTGCGAGCTTCGCGGCCATCAGGCGATTCTCCTCAGCCCATCTATGAGCCGCTTGTCGGCTGCGTCCTGGGCACTGGCGAGATGCGATTCCAGCGCGTCCCAGCTAGCCGCGTCCTGGCCCTTCCACTTTTCTATCGCAGCGACGGTCGTCTCCAGAGCGTGTGCGGCAGCCTGAGCCGGTGTGAGCACCGCCATTAGCGACCGGACCTTCCTGACAAGGGCGACGATCCCTGCGATCCCGCCCAGCGACGCCACGCCGAGCACAATGAGTAGCTGCTGCACGAGGCCACTTGAGAGCGTCCACCGCGACGTTGCAGGCTGAACGCGGAGCTTCTCGTAATCCTTCCACCAGTCCTCAACCTTCGCCGCGAACCGCTCGCGCTCTCCACGTAGCGCCGCAAGTTCGGACTCGACCGCCGTGGAGGTCTCCGTCAGCGTCTGCGGAGGGGCGATGGGTTTCGTCGGCTCCTCACCCCGCACGGTGTCAAGGATGTCCACAAGCTGCCCGACTGCGGGCGCTCGGGCGGGCGCGCCCTGGTCGTAGACCTGCCGGGCGATCCCGGACCCGGCCTTCAGCAGCGCCCGCTCCATCTCGGCGATAGTCGGCGACTCGGCAGGCCGGGTCGGCAGGCCCGCTGTCCCCTTCCGCTCGACCTGGAGCAGGCTGGTCAGGCCGGCGCAGCCAGCAGTCAGCCAGGCCAGCCCCACAAGCACGAAGACCTCGGCAAGAACGATTGCCTTGCGGGTCAGCATGTCTGTCTTTCCTTTGTCACGAACCGCTTGAGAAGACCAACGTTGTCAGCAGTCAGCGGCACGCCTGCCTTGCGCCGGGGCGCGAAGGGGTTGAAGTCGGCGGGCTTGAACCGCCTGCCTTTCTTCGGGTCTCGGTTCGCGTTCGCGATCAAGGCCAGGATGCAGCTCGTGCGCTGCCATCTCTCCCTCTGGGCGCCTTCGGCCATCCAGCAGAGCTCCCTCAAGCTGAAAGGTTCCGCGTCTACTCCACAGACTCCGGCGAGCTCGTAGACCGTCCGCCAAACTCGTTCGCCGGTCGTGTGGCGAAGATCGCCTTCACCTCGGCCTCGGGGTCTATGAGACTGAGCCTCCTGTTCGTCTCGGCCACGGCCGCCCCGATCAGCGCCTGCTGGGCTGTGAGCGCCTTGGCCAGATCGTCCCGGCCCAGCTTCAGGAAAAAATCCGCCATCTCCTCGTAGAACGCCTTCTGCGCCGACAGGATGGCGTCGCCGCCCAGCGCTGCAGCGAACTGCTCGTCCGTGACGCCCAGCTCATCCGCCTGCGGCTTCACCAGGGCGAAGATCACGTCGCAGAGCAGAATGACGTCCATCGCCAGGCGCGTGAGCAGCGGTGGATCGCCCTCGGCAAGCGCCAAGAGGTCCACGTTCAGAAGCCCCTTCAGGCGCTTCACAGCGCCTAGATTCATGCCAATCGTCCAGGTTCGGCCTGCATTGTCAGTGAATGAGCGCACAGCGTTGTCTCCTCTCGGCTACGTCTTCTTGTACCACTGCGTGAAGCTCGACGGCTTCACGGTCACGCTCACCGTCACGCCTTCCTCGAGAGGCTCCGAGCGGGAGAAGTTGGTGACGGTGAAGTTGCCCGCTAGGCCTTCCGACCCGCTCTCGGCGATGGGGCCGTCCATCGCGGCCAGGGCGATCTCGCCCGAGCTGGCCCAGGCTTCTTTCAGCGCCTCGAACGCTGCATCGCCGGTGTCCCAGAGCATCTCGAACTCGATGCTCCCGTCCTTCAGCGTTGCAGCCGTCGCGCGCCAGCCGTTGTTGGCCCGCGTGGTGATGTCGGCCTCGCCCGTCTCGAGGTTCAGCGTCAGGTCGCGGACGTTGTCGATCTCGTTCCACGTGGCCTGCCCCGGCCCGTTCTGCTCGCTCAGGAGTGTGGCCGAGTAATAGAACTTGCAGTTCATGCCCAGCTTGTGGCCCATGTGTATCCTCCTATTTCACAGAGTCGCGCCAGAAATCGTCGAGCTTCTCCTGCCCCGCCTCGAATGCCGGCCCCATGTAGGGCCGCTCGGGGTAGGCGTGCCGTTTACGGTCACGGCCCTTCACCACGCCGCCGTACTCTTGCAGCTCGGGCACAGTCGTCAGGCCGTAGCTCGGCTTCTTCAGCCGCGCCGGGCCGATGACCACCGAACGCTGTGCCTGGTCGAACCCGTAG